TGTGGCCGTCTTGTCGTAAATGCCACCATCATATAAAAGCCAGTGAAGCTGCGGAGATGATCGCCGCGGAGACACACCGCTACGTAGGCGGCGCTGATACGATGATGAAGGATGCCGGCAAGGTTAGCATGATTGTGCCTATAGTCGTTGGGCGGATGTGGCAGCCAGTACCCGCTGGAAGCAGTGATGGCTCTAGGTTGATGGGTATGCGGACGTGGGGATTAGCACGAAGTAGTTAATTCGGAGTATGGCGCAGTCTGGTAGCGCACTCGGCCTGGGACCGAGACGTCGGTGGTTCAAATCCATCTACTCCGACCAAGTTTATAAGAGGCACCTCCATTAACTTGGCGGTGCCTTTTCATTTGTGTTCAGGGAACGGCGAGAAGAGCGCGACCCAGGCGATTTGAGAATCGTCAATTATAATTATCGCGTCGGGCCGTCATGGCGGTACGAGGCAAGACCGCTACTGCATCACAAAGGAGAACATCAACATGGCCACCGTGAAGCGAGGCGCGCCGACGCCAGCTGAGCGGAAGCGCCAGAGTATAAGTATAGTAAAGGCCGCCCCCATTGAAGGGCGGAAGCGCAACGGTGAACTTACCCGTAAGGCGAAGCGTGTAATCAATAAGGCTACATATCGTAAAGCTCAGCTTGAAGAGTTTGATGCACATAAAGCAAAGAAGCCAGTGCTGCAGAAGACAAAGGGCGGCAAGGGCGCTATTGTAATTCACGGCGCTACGCCAAAGCCCGTTGCGTACGACCCCGAGATTGGTAAGAAGATTTGCATTATGTTTGCGACAGATCCTACTATGGATTTGCTGCGGTTGAATGCAGATCCAACGTTACCGACGGTTTGGAGCTTCTATGAGTGGCTCCACGATCACCCTGAGTTTGACAAAGCTTACGCTCGCGCGCGGTCTTTATGGTGTGACATCAGAGCTGCTCAAATAGTTCACGCCAGTCAGCTGCCTTTGATTGGCACTATCACTGTGAAGCGTACAGGTGGCCGCGACGGTGACACTACTGAGACCCGAGAGTTTGATAACGTCGATCGTGCACGCCTCGCGGTAGAAACACAGAAGTGGTTGCTGGCGCGTGAGTCGCCCAAGAAGTACGGCGTGCAGCCGGTAGACCCTGATAGTGGTAATGATGCGCTCCAAGAGCTGCTTGCTCAGTTCCGTAGCCGTAGCCAGGAGATTGAGAATGCCTCCTAGGTTGAACTACGGTCCGCGTATGGAACGCTTTGCGATGCGCCCGCCGGAGCTGGATGCCAAGATCAACGGTCTTGTGGGTTCAGTTAGGTCCGGAAAAACTTGGGGCCTTCATAGCAAGATTATGTATTTGTGTGACTATCCGGTGCAAGGGCGCAGGCTTATCACCGGCGTCAGTAAGTCTAGTATCAAAACGAATGTGCTTACTGACCTCTTCGATCTTGTCGGTAAAAACTCATACCACTACAACAGTCAGTCTGGGGAACTGCGGCTCTTTAATACTGATTGGTTAGTCTACGGTGCGAAGGATGAAGGCTCTGAGAAGTACCTACGCGGTGCTACGATCGGCGCAGCGGTATGCGACGAAGCTGTGCTCATGCCGCAATCATATTGGCAAATGCTTTTAACCAGGCTCTCACCGCCCGGTGCGCGGCTGTACTTCAGCACTAATGCTGACTCCCCGTTCCACTGGTTGAAGACTGATTACCTAGACAACGTCAAACTGCGCGATGGCAAAATTCTGTGGTGGGACACTTACACCATGGAGGACAACCCAAATTTAGACCCGTCATATGTTGCTGATCAAAAGAAACTCTATACTGGAGTTTTTTATGACCGTATGATTTTGGGCGAGTGGAAAATGGCGTCTGGTGCGGTCTACGCCGGAGCGTGGAACGATGGCACCTTATATGATGACCGCACGCGGCCGCCATCGTTGTATAGCGCAGGTGGTGGTACTGGTTACACGGGGCACCTTATAGGTGTGGATTACGGAACGACCAACCCTACCGTTTTCTTAGACGGAATTGATGACAACCGTACCGTTTGGATTGACAATGAGTATTACTGGGATTCCATCAAGGAGATGCGGCAGAAAACGGATTCTGAACTGGCTGATGACCTCGAGCAGTTCATCAAGGAATCTAATTGCCCCGCCGAACCAAAGATAATCGTCGATCCTTCGGCCGCTAGCTTTCGCGCTGAGTTGGTGCGCAGAGGTATGTGGGTGGGTGATTGTGACAATGACGTCATGACTTACGGCATTCGCCGTGTGGCCTCTGTGCTGGCGCAGAAGAAGCTGCGGTTCCACCGTGTCCGGTGTCCGCACTCGCCTGTTGAGTTTCAAAGCTACGCATGGGATAAGAAGAAAAGTGAGAATGGCACTGAGCAAGTTGTCAAGAAGCGTGATCACTGTCCCGACGCCGGACGTTACATTGTCAATGATGTGTTTGCGCAGGAGTGGAGGCTGTCGGCATGAAAAGTTATCGTGTCGGTAATGTTTACAGCGTAACTAACAAACTGAATGGTAAGCGCTACGTTGGGTGGACAATCGTCGCTGTCGAAAAGCGATTTGCGCGACATCTCTATGATGCTGCGCATGGTAGTGACGTTTACTTTCATCGCGCATTACGCAAATGGGGCGCGGCAAATTTTGTCATAGAAACACTGCATCAATGTACTGAGCCTTTATTGCGCGAAGCTGAGCGGTGCTTTATTAAGCAGCTAAATACAATTACGCCGCATGGCTACAACCTTACACTCGGTGGCGATGGCGGCGGTTATGGGCATCGTAGTTACAAAGAACGCAAAGCCATCGGCGCGAAGATTGGTGCGGCTAATAAGGGCAAAGTTGCCGCTAAGAAAATTGCGTACTATGCTACGCCTGAAGGTGCAGCGTGCAAAGCTCGTATAGCAGCGAAGTTGTCCGGCCGTAAGCTTAGCAAGCGTGAATGCGCTAATCATTCAACCGGACTTCGTATTCGTTACGCGAGTGAAGCCGAGCACGTAAAGACGCGTGAAGCATCGATGCGCCACTATGCTAGTCTAGCTGGTGTGGTAACACGGCGCAAACAATCAGAGGCTGGCAAACGTCGTGCAGCTAGCGGGCGTTACTTCTCTGATAAAACGCTCACAGTGCTTAGCGCTAAAGCCAGTGCGCAGCATAAACGCATGGGCCATGTACTTCATGCGTAGCTGACGTGGGATGCCACTGCAGCAAAGGCTGGTAAAGAGCAGCCGTTTAAGGTTGAGGACGATGATTGCGACGCTTTGCGCTATGGAGTGCATGAAAAGATTCCCGCGTGGCGGATGTTGGGAGGGTGAGTGGTGGCTAGGTATAATCGAGCTGATAAAGACTCAGCTGTTAAAGCCGCGCTTAGCAGCGCACAGAACAGCGGAGCACGTCGATATGTAGTACCTACGGCGAATGGCTGGAGCGTAGAGAAGCGCGATCCTGGTGCAACTATCACGCGGATCATCTGTCGCTCAGATGGAAGTTCAGAGCTAGTACGCACTATATTGGGTGCGCCGTCTAACGTAGACTTGGATCGGCTAATCGGCAAAGCCACCGACGCCCAAGTTGACACGGACGCCGCTGAGCTTGCCAACGCGTACAAGACGCAAAGCGAAGCGGCGGCGCGTAGGTTGTGGGCTGAGAAGATTAAAGGTCTGAACTACGGCCAGCAGATCATTCTGCAGGACAAGATGGCAAAGCTTATCAAGTCCAAAGCCCACGACTCCCTCTCTTTCAACACTCTCTTCTGGGCCGGCATTATTGCCGCCCTCATTGCTAAGCACTACGGCCCAAAAGAAACCGTGGGGATGGGCAGTTACGATCTGCGCACTTATCAACCGGAACGTAAAACTTGGTAAGGAGATAGCACGCATGTTCTTGTTCGAGTGGTTCAAGCTTCGCCGTAAACGCAAGGCGGCGAAGAAGCTGGAGACGGCGTTGAACGCAGTTTCATGCTGCAGGGTCCACGTGGCGCTTGACGGCGTCGTCACGGTAGTTCACTAGAAGTCTTTTGCAAGGAGACTGAATGAGTTTTGCTGAGTTTGTAATTGACGGTCCGCTGTGGGCAGCCAGTCGTAAATGCGGTGGTCATAGTTTAGGCCGCTTGAAATTGATGTGGGCGCAGATTGTCGCTCACGATGATCATTGGCAGCCGCACGAGTTGGCTCGTACTGTGTTTCACTGGCGTGGACTGACGGTTGGCGTAACGCTGACTGGTGTGGTGAAGTTCATCGAAGTAACTGCCGGCTACCATCGCCTCGCCGTTGTGTGGTTCGACAAAGGCTGTAAGACTAAAGAGTTCGCAGTTACCGAGCGCTTGCAGCGGCGCTACGACAATGCGCATAACCGCCGTCGTAAGATTGATGAAGACTGGGTTGATGGTGTGTATGGCTTGCAGATACCCTACAACCGAGCCTTTCCACTAGGAAAGCGCCAAGACGGTTTGTTGGATGGACCCGATGATGTACTGGGAGGTCTCTGATGGGTACTACGACTTTAGCCCTCCCGAACTGCGAGGAGCTTCCCATCCCCATAACACTGGATTGGTTCGAGCTCTCCACCATGGCAACGGAGCACACCAGTCCGGATGGGTTCAATCAGAAGCTGCTTGAGAAGCTCAAGGCAGCAGGTGGACCAGTCGAGGGGATTATCAACTTGCGCTTATCGCACGGCAAACTCGCGCGAGTGAAGCCAGACCTGCGAGACCAGCGTTTAGGTTGCTTCCGTTACTTATGGTTGCCTGATGAACACGCTGCGATAGTGATGGCAGCGACAAAGCAAGACCAGGCGATGAGCGCGTGGCGTAATCGGCGCGAAGCTGGAACGATTCAGTAGTTAAGTTTATGGAGGTAACTCCTCATCATGCCTCCACCTAAGTTCACCCTCCCCCAGCGCATCCAAAGGGAATATGCCGCCGGCATTCGCCAAATAACAGGGCGCGTCCTCACCCCGCAGCGTAAAGACCAAACTCTTCAGCAATGGCTTGAAGAACTCGCCGCTCGTAGCAAGGCCCAAGATATCCAGGATGCATCAGCTACCCTTGCGCAGCGCATGGTCAGTTGGTGCCATGTTTCGAACATGAAAACCTGGCGCGCTGCCGCGGCGAAGTCTACGAACGCCCGCAAACTCTATACCCTGCTTCAAAAGGAACTCACAGGCACTGCTACCGGCGCGCGCATCGCTGCTATCATCCGTGAGAATGCCGCTTATATCAGTTCGCTTCCGCTCGAAGCCGCGCAGACCCTAGTCGATGAGGTAAGCAAAGCACAGCAGAACGGCGCGCGGCCTGGCACAGTGACGAAAATGATGCGGGCGCGGTTCCCGGAATTGCTTCGTTCACGAGTGCAGCTTATCTCGCGGACGGAGACTTCAAAGGCGTCGCTTGCCTTAACGCAGGCGAGGTGCGCTGACATCGGCATCAACTTTGCAGAGTGGATGACAAGTGAGGATGCACGGGTTCGCCCTAGCCACAAAGCGATGGACAAGATAATCTTCGCACTTGATGACTTGCCTGACCCCGAGGTTCTGCATGGTGAACCGTCGCATGGCCACTACGGCCCAGGCGGCATCTTCAACTGCCGTTGTACCATCGCTCCGCTGCTTTCAATCGACGACGTAACCTGGCCTCGCAAAGTGTATCGCCATGGTACTCTGCAGCAAATGAATAAGCAACAATTCATCACCGCATTCAATTTACAGAGCGCGGCTTGACAACTTCAACGCACCAAGAACCACAGGAGACGCAGCACATGAAGAAGTATTTCGTAGCTCTCTTGGCAGCTGTCCTCGGCCTCTTCACGGCGCTGCCCGCTTCCACTCAAACACCTTCCATCACTAATGTCGGATATGGCGGCATTACGTTGATCACAGGCGCGCCCGCTACAGCCACAGTCACTAGTTCGGCTATCAGGTTGACAACGTTCAGCGGTATCGGTACTTTGAATATCACTGAGACTGGCATTACCGGATCGCCGAATGCCTGCACTTTGAATCTTTATTATGTGCAGAACAACGTGGTCAATTCTAGCACTATATTGGCAGTTAGCACGGCTTTTACGCCATCGACAGGTATTCAGCAATTCAGCATTACGCCAACTGTTGCTGAGGGTGATCAGTATGTAGCAACGTACGCCTGTACTACATACCCAACCGCTGGTACTATCAATGTAACATTCAGTCCAGCGCTCATCGTCGTTACGCACACAATCGGCGGTGATCCATGCGTGAACCCTAATGTGGTGAAGTCGTCTGTCGTTATCAGTACGAGCGGCGCCGGTACAACGCAGCTTGTTGCAGTGTCAGCTGGCAAGGCTATCTACGTTTGCAATGTCGCCATGGGCATCTCCGCCACTACTGCTACCGCGGCGTTTGAATCGGGCGGCAGCACTACCTGCACGTCGCCAACCGCTTTGACAGGCACTATCGTGCCTACTGCGGGCATGTGGCTTACGATGGGGTGGGGCGGAACTACATTTACTGCGCCGGCTGGCTCAGGGCTTTGCCTTGTCAACGGCGGCGCTGGTACGCAGATCGGCGTCCTAACTTACGTCCAGCAATGATTAAGCGCTTGACCCACACGGCGGGCGTAACACGGCCTAGCGGCACGGTCGCGCCCGCACGATGGCGCCTCATTGTTAGTAAAAACGACATCCTTGTCATCAACGGTATGGAACTTGATGCTGCCATCTTGCGTGAGATCGTTTCGCCTAGCAAGCGCGTGCTCTGGGCCTTCGTCAAGCAGGGCGGCGATATCAAACCGCGGTGCTATAGTGAAGATGA